TCGTAAGATCCACAAATATGTATCAGGATGATGTTTCGGGAAATACTGCAAATTTAAGGGTTTATAGAAGTAATATTCCCATGGTGCAGTTCTATATTACTTATCAAAATAATGAGGGTGAAAAAATTTCAAAAAACCTAATAACTAAGCAGATTTCAAATAATTTAACAAAGTATGGCTCTATGCATGAGCCCAAAAAATTAAATATGCCTAAACCCACAATCAGTTTAAATAATGGTGAAGAGTTTTTTGAGTTTAAAGTACCCGCAAATAAGAAGTTAACTTTCAGGCTTACTTCTGTTATTGGGTCAACTACTATGTATAGTTGTGATGTAAAAATGGACTATCAGTTGGAAAGAAATGGAAATTATGAATTGATCCGTTTAAAACAGATCAAAGATTTTGTGAATCCAGCTTTACTGACTGAACCATCTCAAGATGAAGCCTACTGCAAGTTTGTAGTAAAAGAGATTTTTGAAGATGGTAAAGAAACTATTATTAAATCGATTTCTTAATGTTAAATCGTTTTTGTAATTAATTTAAATATCTAAACCTTATTTCATCAAACCACCTTTCGGGGTGGTTTTTTATTACCTGAAGGAAAGTTATGTACAAGTTAAAGCTAAATCCTCAGACCAGCGGCTATGGCGTAACACCGGGTGATGATGTGAAACGTCAGCAGATGGACGGCGGTCGTGGTCGCTATTACATCGATGTGAAACGTAACAGCCACATTGTTGATGTGAACTGGAACTTAAGTAAAACCGATTTCAATAAAATGATGGCGTTCTGGCGGGTATACCAGAACAAGCCAGCCTCATTTTATGCGGATCTGGTGATTGATCAGGGAGCTCGTCAGCAATACCTGTGTAACTTCATTCCAAACTCGTTCAAGACCAATGAAGTGAATGGCAACCTTTACCGGGTAAATGCACAGCTCGAAGTTGTTCAAAACCAGCCTAACCTTACTGCCGATATCGCTTTGATTAAGGATTGGGAGGTCTAATGGATAACGAATATGCCAAGTTCTTTTTCAATCGGAAAGTTGATGTCTATCAACTGGAGTGTATTGAGCTATCACATCCTTCTTTTATGAATACTTATCGGGTAGTCCGTAATGATGACCGAGGTGTCTATGTACAACATAAGGAAGGATCCGGTCAGGTCTATTATGAGTTCTTGCCAGTCTCTATACAAAGATCCGGAATGCTTGGTGATCTGGACCAGACATTAACCGTTTCTATCTCTGGTCTAGGTGATGTGATGCCTGATGAGTTTGAACGGGTAATCGAAGGCCAATATCCCGATGTAAAGCCAACAGTAAATTACCGGATTTACAGTTCAGACAATCTGAACTCTCCAATGTTTTATTTACTTGGACTGCAACTCTCAAGTGTCGCCATGAACCATAAAGCTGTGACATTCAAGGCTGAATCACCACGATTAAATACCACTAAAACTGGGGACATTTTTGCACTGGATCGCTTTAGTGGTTTGAAGGGGGCTATATGAAAAGTCATGATCATTTGCTCGATAGGCAATATGACGAGGATCACTACAACTGTGTTCACTTTGTTCATGAAGCTGCAATGGACCTATATGGCATAGATCGGGCTGAAGCGCTTGAACTCTTTATGCAGCCTAAGGGCAAAATTACTTTTTTATCTTCACGGTTAAAACTTTTAAATCCGCTACCCATGCCCAAGGAAGGCTGCATAGTCGCCTTTCACTCGAGATACCGAAACAAGCCCCCACATGTGGGGCTTTTTCGTTTGGGGCGTATTTTGCATTTGCAGGAATCAGGCGTTTCATGGATGCCAATTCAAGTCGTTCAAGCATTTGGATTTAATCGTGTGAGTTTCTATGATTAAGATTATTTATAAACAAGACCCTTTATCCGAAGACAAAACAATTGAACAGGCTCAAACCATTGGGCAATGGCTCACTTCAAAATATGAACATATGCCTGAGCATGTCCGTATCTTTCATACTACAAGCAATATGGATCATGCCGAAATTTCATTTGCGAATGAAGTCACACCGAAGAATGCATATGAATTAAAGCAGCTCGATTTCTTGCCAGGCACTTTCATTGTAATTGAGAATCCCAAGGGTATAGACCCCATAACTCTAGCTTGGATAGCGGTTGCTTCTATAGTTATGGGTGTGGCTGTTGCATTATTAATGCCTGTGCCCTCAATTACCCAAACCAACCAGAATAACAATCAATCCTCGTCTGCAAATAACGAATTATCAAACCGTGAAAATAAAACTCGCGTAAATGGTCGTATCGCAGATATTTATGGTGCCGCTCACGATACCCCTGATCTGATTACTGTGCCTTACAAGGTATATGAAAACAACGTTGAAGTTGAGCATGTAGTGGGCTGTATTGGGCGTGGACACTATAAAATCAATGGAGCTTATGACGGTGAAACCAATATTGTCGATATTGCTGGCGCATCGGTAGAAGTCTTTCGACCAGGTGTAGATATTGTTTCAGGTGAGCCATATTTCTCGCTTGGTACCGAAATTACCACGCCGCCACTAACGGTTCAGCATCAAACTTCTGTTAATGGCCAAGTTTTACGTCCTGCTGATACACAATCTTTAGAAGGTACGAACTACCTTCATTTTGCATATCCAAACGAGATTCTTCGGGCAACGGCAAACAACACAGATTTAACCACTAAGTTTGTAAGTAATGACCGCGTAGAAATCACCAATGCCTCATTCACGTTTAACGGCCAGACTTATGATTTAAACGGCACTTACAGCGTTCTATCGGTAGCTGATGATCGAATGACGTTATCAAATCCGGCGGCCGTTAATGCTAACTGGTTAAAGCTTAAAGAGTTAAATAACCAACAAACTGCAGCTTTGTCACCAAAGATCAGTTCAATAGGTGAAAAATGGATTGGTCCATTCATTCTGGACAATGTTGAACGTAGCCGGGTGCTGTGTAATTTTGTGGCCACAAATGGACTTTATACCGTTTCTTCAGGTGGGAATCAGGCCGCTGTTAACGTCACGATTGAAGTTGAAGTAACACCGGTAAATGAATCTGGTGCAGCGATTGGTAATCCGATGCTGAAGCAGATCATTTTGAAAGGTTCGGCAAAGTCGCGTCAAACCGTTGGCGCAACGCTGGATATGGTGACATTTCAAGGTCGCTGTAGTGTCCGTGCACGTCGTTTAACACCAACACCGGCGGTTACAACGGTAGTAGATGAAGTAAAGTGGCAGGCGCTTTATGGTGCTTATCCTTTGCAAAGCACAGTGTATGAACATGAAACGGTTTTTCGTGCGCGCACTTATGCAACCACTGGAGCTTTATCTGTTAAGTCCCGCAAGATCAATTTTGATCTTCAGCGGATGTTACCGACTTTTAAAAACGGCGCAATGACGACAGAGCTATTTCCAACATCAAGCTTTGCTGATGCATTGGTTTCAATGGCACTGGATGACAAGATAGGCCGCCGTACGATCGACGAAATAGATCTGGAAAATATCTATCGGACTTATAACGATGTAGTTGATTATTTTGGTACACCACTTGCGGCTGAGTTCTGTACTACGATTGATGATACAAACCTGTCTTTTGAAGAGCTGGTCACCAATCTTTGTGATGCCGTGTTTTGTACTGCATATCGTCAAAATAATAAGCTCAAGCTTTATTTTGAACGTCCAACTGATAACTCGGTAATGCTATTTAACTTCAGGAATATTATTCCTGATAGTTACAAGCATGATCTTACCTTTGGCGTGATGGATGACTACGATGGACTGATCTATGAATACACGGATCCGGCCGACGATAGTCGTATCAATATCTATCTACCGGATAAAGGGGCCAAGAACCCCAAAGAGGTGAAATCTGTAGGTGTGCGTAACAAGTGGCAAGCTCATTTTAATGCGTACCGGCTTTGGAACAAGCTTCGCTTCCAGCGCAAATCCATTACCTTTGATGCGGCACCTGAGTCAGAATTACTGGTTTTACGTGACCGGATCGCTGTAGCTGATTATCGCAATGGTATTCATCAAAGCGGTGAGGTGGTACAGCAAGAAGGTTTAATTCTCACCCTAAGCCATGATGTCGATTTCATTGCAGGCAAGAGTTATGTGATTTATTTGCAAATGGGGGATGGTACCGTGGACCTGATTCCCGTTACGCCGGGTTCAGCCAAGAACAAAGTAGTTTTAGGGCGTTTACCGAACGGGGCCTTAAAGCTTAGTCCCGATGACTTTGTGAATACTATCTACACCGTAGTTAATGACGATACCAAAGGCTCACTGCCTTATCTGGTTGCAAAAAGAGAACCGGCTGACCAGTTCTCTAATACCATTACTGCAATTAATTACGATGAACGTTATTACCTCAATGACAAGGACTTTATTGATGTGCCGGTTGATGATTCACCGATTTACATTCGATATGACCAGCTGGATATTAATCTGGCACGTTTATATCAGATGCAAAGAGGGGATTTGCCAACGACTGGAGAAATCAGTTTTGTAGTTGAAGCAGGTGCACTAGTTTCAAGTTCAAGTTCTTATCGACCGGAAACCAGATTTGTCTATAAATTCGACTATAACTCTAGTCCTGCAAAACGAGAGTATATCGTTCCAGCTGCATCAGAATTACCTGCTATTGATACTGGTGAGTTCCCACCTGATCTCGTGGTAAATTTGACTATTAAAGGTGCTGTTGTTGGACGTGGTGGAGATGGCGGGTTGCCACATTTGGCATTTGGTGCATGGTCTACCGATCCGGATTATAACTTTACTAAACCCCGCCGTGACGGTTTTCAGGGAGCACCCGGTTTATTAAACCGGCACAGTAAACTAAACCTGATTATTGATGGTGGAACTCTGGCTCGAGGCGGCTCAGGTGGTGGAGCAACACCAAGCGGTATTTATACAGGATTATCGTATGGAGTTCAGGGTATTCCCGGTGGAGCTGGAGCACCTTTTGGTCGGGTTATGACCGGACAACCTATTACTAACGATTCACAAGACTGGCGTTGGTACTTAAATGGTGACTTTATGGTTGTCAAAGTAACCGATGCCGAAGCTTCGGTACCCGGTAAAGGTTACCGAACCCAAAATGATCGATATGGATCTCCATTGTCTGGTGATGGTGGAGGTTGGGGCCAGCGCGGTACCAAGTCCACCAATGATGGAACATGGAACTGGCAATACCATGGCACAACTGAAGGCCAGCCGGGGCCGGGTGGACCTGCAATTGTTGGGGTGGCACCACTTACAACTCAATTGATCAATGGAGGGAAAATTCTACAAACACTTTAAATCTTAAAAGAACTTTGAGCACCCAATTCGGGTGCTTTTTTATTGCCTAAATTTTCTGGAGATATAAATGGAACCAGTTTCAACAAGCGGTTTAACAGCAATTTTAAAATTTTATGGTGCAGCAATTATGGTGACGTTAGCGGTTGCTTTAGTTGCAGCAGTTGTATTGATGACACGTATGCCACGATCACCTCAAGAATGGGCTGTAGGACTTATTTGTACGGTTGTATCAAGTTTGGCTGGCGGCTCATTCATTATTGTGAAGTGGGGGCTTCATGAATGGGTTACTGATGTATGGGGAATGATTGCACTTGGTGGGTTCTTCTTTGTTTGTGGTTTACCTGGTTGGGCTTTAGTCCGTTGGATCTTTAATTTCATAGATAAACAGGAAGGTAAGACGATTATTGAAGTACTTAAAGAAGTTAAGAAAGCTAAAAGAGATATCGAAAACAGTTAATGCCGCCTTCGGGCGGTTTTTTATTATCTAAAGGAAAGTGAAATGAACATTGAACAATATCTTGATGAATTAATTAAGCGTGAAGGCGGGTATGTAAATAACCCAGCTGATCGGGGCGGTGCTACCAAATACGGTATTACTCAAGCTGTAGCACGTACAAATGGTTTTAAGGGCAATATGAAAGATTTGCCTCTTGAAGTGGCCAAAGCAATTTATCGCAAAAACTATTGGACAGCTCCGCGATTTGACCAAGTAAATACAATCAGCTCAGCAGTGGCCGAAGAGCTTCTAGACACTGGTGTGAATTGCGGTACCGGCTTTGCAAAACCTCTTTTACAACGAGCTTTGAATCTCCTAAATAACAATGGTAAAGCAGGGTGGCCAGATTTATCAGTAGATGGGATATATGGTCCGGCAACTCTTAATGCACTCAAAACTTATTTGGTCAAACGCGGGAAAGAAGGAGAAAAAGTTTTAGTTCGAGTTCTGAATATTATGCAAGGTCAGCGTTACATTGAAATCTGTGAGCGCAATCCAAGCCAAGAACAATTTTTCTATGGCTGGATTGCTAATCGAGTATCAATGTGAAGTACCTAATTTTACTGTGCATTCTACTCAAGACTGCACAGTTACTTCGACGTATAGTGAGGTAGTTGTAAAAGTTTATAGGTAAGTTATAGGATTGATTGGTAATAATCTTTAAATTTTAGGGGGGGGATTGTTCAGATGTAGTGTATTCTGTAAAATAAAACTTAATTATATTTTGCTTTCAATACAATGAACGATCAAGTTTTCCAATTACAAATTGTTATAAATGGAGGTTTAACCCCCATTCAATCTAAGCCAGAAACACTTGATAAATTAGTAAAAGAATTTGCTATAAATCATTTGTTGTTTCCAAAAGAAATAACTGAACAATTAATTGAGATTAATTCTCAGGATGGTTCTCAAACAAAAAAGATAACTAAATTTATTGATTTGGTTAGTAGCAATCAAAAATGTACCTACCAAATTAGAAATGATTCACTTGTATTTTTAAATTCCTTTGAGAAAATAGAGGAATTAGAAAGTATATTTGAAAAGTTTTTTAAATCGTTTTCGGATCTGACCCCATATATAAACTATAAACAATCAAAAAGATTGGGGCTAGTTCTTATTAGGGAGGATTATAATGAGGTTACATTACGCGAGTATTGTACTTCAGAAGAATTAGATCGAAATGTTATTGAGAATAGATCGAGAAAAGTTACTCGTTTTGCTATGGCGGAACTAAATGA